CGTATAGCAATCAAACCACTCACCACCTGAAGAGTTTTCAGGAAGGGCCGACTAGTACCATGGCCCAAAGTTGTACCACCGTGGGGCAAACATATCGGTTTTAAGCGATATGCGAGTTACGGACCGCAGAGGGATACTATTTCCATAGTCTCTATCTGTTGAACGACGCCATAACCTAGCTAATAAAAGACTAGAATTATCATCACTTATATCCACAGAGTGGGACACGAATGCGGAATGGAGAAATCCAGACCAACCATTACGTGCCAAACTTGGACGACATTCATCGAAATTTGAATGAATGCAGCCATCTCCGGCCGAACGTTCACCGAGGATCCGAAGATCTTTGGGGAGTGTCCGAACGAGGAACTTCCAGAGCGGATAGTAACTAGCCGAACAACCAATCTCTTGGTTACGTCGGTGAGCTACTAGCCGGACCTGGTTTAGTAGTTTATAAATGCTCAAAGCATTTGTGATGCCCTCCTTGAAGAAGAGGGGCTTAACGTTCAAACCTTTGAAATAGTAAGAACCGCAGGACTCACGAAAATACCCGGAAGAGAAACTCTTTTTGGGATTGACCGTGAAGCCGAGGAACTTGCAAAAATCAAAGTACAGGTCCATACCTTCGATTGGAAGGATAATGTCGTCACCAAAAACAGAGACTTGCGAAGAGTCTAATCCTAAATAGTCGCATACGCATAAAGCGGAAGCGACAAAGATCAAGCTCTCAAGCTCAAAGGTGAAGCCATTACCCATCGCGGAGAACTTCTCATAACGAGAATGCTCTCCGTCGAGGGTGTAACTTTGACTTCTAATTAAGTCCATGACAGCAAACCACTTTGGCGGCAGAATTTCTTCTGTTACCTTTTTGGAAATAGTGTCAGAAGCCGACGAAAAGTCGACTGTGGCTAGTGTTCCAAATTTGGAGCCTATATAGGCTCCCTTCTGGTTCATTTTGTCACTCTTAAGATCGAAGCCAGCCAACCTAAGTCTGTTGCGGATCAACTTTCCCATCCCAAGCTGAAACCAGGAATTCAATCCAGGTTCAATTGCGATGGTACGGTCAGTCTTTGCATTCTTAGGCACGGTTATAACTACATTAGCATCTTGTATAACTAAAGCCTCCAACTTCTCACTAGTAAACCAGTGAGGGTAAGCGAGGGGCAGTAGCGGTTTCAAAACGCGGTACGCATTACTTGTTATTCCACTTTCTTCGCGGAACTTCCGAGAGGCCGAAACGTCTTTTCCCTTTGTAAGGGTAGTGACGCCCGGTCCCCAGGAACCCATATCGAAAAGTCCGTCAATGGAAAAGGAACCTAATATTTGCTCTATTTTACGGCTGAGTGCGTGAAGCAGCCAGACGCTGGTCCCTGTATAAAGGGGATCAGAGGACAAGTTTCGGAACCTCCCATTAGTTACTTTGCAAGCTTCTTCCGAAGCTCTAAAGGCTGTCAAAGCAACTTCGCGTTTGTCTATTCCTGTCTCCAGGAATGCACATTTACGAAGAAACGAGATAGCTGCAAAGTCAGCACAAAAAGAATTATAATCCTCATAGTTTAGAGGGTTAAGATCCTTATTGACCAATTGAGTGTACTCGCCGTGCCTGAATAAAATCAGGCAGGACAAGCTCATCGCTGAGTCAAGTGCTATAAGATACTCTTCGATTGCAGTCCATTGGACATGCGGGGTAAACTGCGTTTCACGTAGCAGAGTATTAATTCTGCGACGGGTTGACAGTTTGGACGGGGCCCTTTGGTTCTTAGAACCATTGGGGGATGACTGCTTTTGCATAGTCAACTCCATTAGTAAGATTATAGAGTATCTAAATTAATAGATATTCGCGTTCGTTTCAACGAGAGCGGTCGAAACAGCATCAGCAAGAAGATTTTTGGCAAAAGCCATGATATTCTTACGATCCTGCAAAGTCGACCGCTCCGGGAGAATGAACGTCATGTCGGCAGTCAAGTCATACGCTTTCGTCGGCGCTGGAAGAACTCCAGACATCGTCGAATTCGTAATGTTCTCGAGAACCGGCAAAACAATCTTAAAACGAGCTTTGTAAAGTTTTGATCCTTTACTAGGCACTACTAATGAAGCAGTTATGCGAGGGTAGCCAACGCTAATTCCCGATGCACGATCCGCGTAGGAGGCCACGGCGCCATTAATGCCGACGGGGCCAAAAGTGTGAGCTACAGGTGTAGACTCATTATCGTTAATTACGATATTACCAATTGCTGGCATGATAAACTCCTTAGGGGTTAAATTAGATAAACTAGTGATTGCGCTTCGATGAACCGAAGACGCGCTGTCCTAGTAGTGCAAGCGAGAGGAGAAAATGGCCGGTGGACAAAGGATTCTTAAATCTAGGAAGATATGGTGTAATCGGACCGGTTAGGACCGTTCGCACCTTCTGTTCCTGGACACAGTCGCCCTGAACCCACCCTTTATAAACCCCAATATTGAAGCCTTCACCATAGGACGGATCAAAGTCCCGTCTAGTGTGTTGCGTCGTTTTGATGGAAACCGTTTTGGTGCCAGATTTAAATGATAGTCCGACATCAGACGTGATGGAGTTGATAAAACTCCCGATTGGAATAAACCAATCGACCACAAAACTCCATGGTACTAGCTCCCAACCAACTTCAGCTGGATTAATCAGGCCTAGTGATTGGAGCGTCGAGGCATAGACATTATTGATAGAGTACTCAATAACATATGATACTTTAACAGTGGTCTTAACATACTTCTTGGTAGTGTAAAACCTTCCTCGCGGAGGGTCTAACAACTCATCAGTCGTATCTCGAGTCGCACTTTGCTCAGTAACTGAGCGTATCACAACCGTATCTGACTGCTGGTGAGTTATCTTAGCCAAAGCTTCGGCAGCTCCCCATATATCAGACAGAAGCGGTTCTACTCCGAACTTAAGGGCCAAGTAGTCATTTGACAAACTTGATCCTTCAGATCGGCCAGACATGCCGGCTATTTTACGAAGAAACTTACGTGGTGACGTCACTAAGGCGGCAACACGACGAGTAAGATCGGAAATTAACGAAACAGTCTGGGCCCTTTCTGCCACGACTTGTGCCAGGTGGACCTTTTGATCATTTAGCTTGGCGTATACCTTCGCTGTTGCTTGATAATCAGCAATGTCCAACATCTCACTGATACTAGTCTTACCAGAATTGACCGCACCATGAGAGATAAAGTCGAAGCCCCCGACAAACATCGAAGGGCCCTGTCCCAAATATCCGCTTGCCTTACCAAGATAATAATCCTCGGTGCCATGTCGAGCTTGCGAAGCGCCTGTGATCTGACCTAGCCCGTTACGGCTAAGTGTAGCTCCCATGCGATACGTAAAGTCGGCATACCATCCAGCATCATTCTTCTTGATTAAGACATAGGGGTTATTAGGGAGAGCTCGCTTTATCTTACGTACCTTGGAAATAAACGGTGGATGAGCCTTAAACCGTTCATAAGCGGCATTATACCGCAACAAGGCCTTGCCATATCGGATCAGCTTTTGATTATATCTTGCGATATAGTCTTGGCGTTTCTTAGTGGCAATCGCTAACCTCTTTTGGTACTTCTTGTCGTAGTTAGATCGAGCTCTATTCAGACGCTTAGCCTCTTTCGAGGTGTTAGCAACTTTCTGATTATCGCGAAATCCATAAACGGGTGGGAAGAACGGAGGATGAAAGCGAGGTACGACTGGGGGACGACGGGTAAACTTTCTAGGCTTAACCGCCACACGCACAGTTCTTAGCGTGGTATGATATCCCGGCGAATTTACAGAATCTACCGATTTCTCGGAAAGGATTCTGTCGTTAGCAGTCTCAACTCCTAGCACGGGGGAAACCCAGTGGTAAGAAGGAAAGACTCCAGCGAGAAAACCAACTGACGAGTCTACATTTAGACCCTTCGGATGGTCGTGGGAAAATGTCACAATGGGCATTTTATTCGCCTACCTTTCTGCAAAGTGATGAGTTCGCTTACGCGAACGCAAGCACTAACGGCTTAACCAGCCGCGCAGTTTCTTGACTAAGTCAAGACGGGTTAGAAGCCCGTAAAGCAGCTGCTTCCAGTCGATGTTGGAGACTAAAGAAGACACTACACGAGCTACGATAGGACTCATAAAAGTCGATAAGCAAGCAACCCTAAAATGGTTAAGATGGCAATAACAGCTGCCGCCTTAATCATAAAGAGAGCAAGCTTATCTTCCAAACGAGATTCCTTTTCATAACGTTCGAGCGGTGTCATAATAACCTCCAATTAAGACGGGAGCA